CCCATAAAGCCCAATTTTGAAGATCTGGATTTATTGCCATAGTTATATTCTCGTATTAATATTTATTAGTAACCATACCCACCGCCACCTGATGGAGGAGAACTAGGTGGTGAAGATGGAGGAGAACTAGGTGGACTCTCTGGAGGATCCATAGATGGAGTGCTTGGAGTTGAAGTATCTGTTGTTTCAGTTACAGGTGATGACTGTTGTAAAGTAACTGTTGTGGAGGTAGATACTCTTGCAGTTGACGATCTACTTTCTGCTGGTGTGTCATAAATTGTCGAATGAGCAGTAGTAGTATGAGCAGAACCAACCATCTTTGCACCTGTAGTGGGATGAACGTGGAAAGATCCATAATAAGGTTCACCATTAATATATCCTACAATACCATCTCTCGGAGTGATACAATCAATAACTTGTTTTGTCTCACCTTGATATGATGGTCTCGGAGCAATTTGTGGTTTTATAATTGCACCAAATCCAGTAGTTGATTCAATGAATAATTTTGGAAATCCATCTACAGGTATAACATTAAATAATGCTGCATTAGGTGGTATTACATTTAATATTCGTCCTTGTTCATCTAAAATCTTCTCATATTCATTTCCAACATTATCAGTAATTCTATCATTTGCAGTATAATTTTCACCTGGACTTATAACTGCAACGTGATCTACTGTATATTCATTATCATTAGAGTTTTCTTCAATCACAGGATAATTTTCACCAGGTGTCACAACGTAAACATCAATTACTTGTTGATATGATGGTGATGATGGATCATAATCAATCACTGCTCTTGCATGTGCACCATATCCCTGTTCACAATTATCCGTGACTTCAACTAAAGGAGGAACAGTATATCCTTGACCTGGATTCGTTAATTTAATTCCAATAAGACTACCAGTTTGTTGTGCAAATGCATCACCCACTAAAGCTCCTATAATTGGTTCTGCCAATGAACCTTCACCATCTGCTCCAAATAATTTTATCTGCACCCCTCTACAATTTGATGGAGGAGATGCCTTACAATCTCCAGTGTAATTAGGATCACTAACATTGCTATTCATAAAATCAAATTGACCAAATCCAAGTAATGAACCAGCGATACCACCAGGTGCAGCTGCTGCTTCCTGTAATGATTGAGCAGCATTAGCAGCTGCCATTATCATTTCACCTGTTACACCTGGTGCATTCAAAGGACCTTTTCCTAAACTCCAAACACTAGTTTTCATATTTGCTGTACCTGGTGCAACACAATTAATTGCCTCCTGTATTCCAAGTAATCCCTCTGCCTTTCCTCTCAAATCATTTATTAAATTAAATCCTCCCAATATCTTACCAACACCACCTAACTCAGGACCGAGAGCATCACCTATACCATTCACAATTTTATTAAAAATTGCACCTGCAAATTGCTCAGACATACAGGCAGTTGAATTTTGAACATTATCCAAATATGATGTTAATAATGATCTTACATCACCTAACATACTATTACCAACTGCTTCCATCACACAAGGAAATTTAGTTTGTAATGCTGCTACAGGATTTACCATTGCTGTTTGTGCTGCTGTACCTGCTTTTTTTGCAATCGCTGTGTTTTGTGTTGCTGCGAGCACAGTCGCAAATACATTTGAATATAATAAATCAAGTCCAGAATTTAATTTTGGAATGAGAGATGTCATTGCAGTTTTTGTTAAATCACTAGTAAATGAATTTGATATGTTCGTAATTTTCTTAGAATAATTTGATATTAATTCATTTTTTATAGGACCTGTTGCATTTGCGAATGATGCTGTAGCGTTCTTTAAATTATTTTGAATTGCAGTTTGTGCTGGCGTTCCAGCAAAAGATACAGCTTGACCCATTGCATCTGATGTTGACCGAAACTCTTTACCTGTTTGTTGTTTTAGATTATCAATTAATTTTTTGTCTGCATTGATAACTGGTGAATTTGTTTCTTGACTATCATCACCAGATTCATTTTTTACAATTGTCTTATTGCCAGGTGTTGTTTCTGATGTATATCCAGAGAAAGGAGTAAATGGTGATGGTGGTTCTTTATTAACAACATATCTTGAATTACCTATTACACCAAAAATAACTGGTTGCTGTGCATCATCTCCATCTAAAAAGAAACCAACAACAATATCACCTTGTGTTACACGAATTTTCTTTTTTGTTCCTCCTTTTCCTGAACCATGATTGGTTGGAAGAAGAACAGTTGCCCAAGGTAAATCTTCATCAGCAAGTTCTGTAGTATTTTGAGGATGATATCCCATAATACGAACTTTGACACGATTACCCCAAGCATCTGGTCTTTTATTAAATTGAAGTGCCCAACTTTTCGCAGGTGGTATTTGTCCAATCCACCAACGGAATCCATCTTTACCAAGAAAATTACTTTTTAGAAGAAGATTTTCAATCATTTATCCTTTTTCCCCATAGTATCTCTTATTAATTTTAATTTAGTAAATGAACCTTTATTATCATAATAATGCACTAACTCCTTAATCATATATAGACCACTTTGCTCATTATCCCTTACCTTCACTTTATCTCTAGTTATTTTAGCAAAGTTCATTTTAATAATGCTTCCCGCAGTAAGTTGTGTGTTAAGTGGAATCGTTGCAGTGAGAACTTGAGTGAAAATTGTATTATATCTCATCATTGCTTGAGAATGATACTCCATAGGATCGGCATTTTTCTGTCTTGATTTTGATTCTTTCTTCTCAGTAATCCCAAAATCTAAAACACCTGTCATATATCGACTTGGCACATCTCCAAGAGATTCATTTTTTTTATCTACTGGAGGTAGGAGTATCTCAAAATCCCTTCCAAGATTCTCCATCTTTTTAGCATATTGAGAGACCTTAAATAAACCTTGTTGCGGTGTAGTAAAAGTACTATCAATAGGATTATAATATATTCGATAAGTACAATATGCACCTTTCTCCAAATTCTCAATCATTTTTTGATTTCTTACAGTACTAAACTCCAAAATTTTATAATCTTTATTGGGATCCTGATTATCAATAATTCCTGGTGAATAAGTATATTCAGTGGGGAATGGTTCTTGATTTATCAAACTATCAATAGATCTAAAATGATATCCTATATAAGTTTCAAAAAAGAAATAACCAGCAGTTGCATCACCACCAGATACATTTCCTGGTACTGATTTTGTTGCTAACCAAGTCAGCGTTGTAAATGGTTTTTTCATGTTTCCTATGAAACCATAAGGATTCTGCGTCTCATCAATATCTACATTTTTATCAGACACTAAGTAATTTTTAATAATCTCCTTTACACTATCAGATATTGGTTCTGATGATGGAAATTTTTTTCCTATTCTTGCTGTTTCATTTGTTATTGCTTCTCTTGAAACTAAATTTATAGTAAAAGTTTCTCTCTCAGCACTAACCAGCACATTTGTAATTGAAGCAACATATAACTCATTACCATTTTGTTCAGTAAATTCAATTCCAGGTCCTTCGCTTGTCGCAGGTATTTTTATGCTTACCTTTTCACCCCCATTTAATGGTAAACCATTATATACAGAACTTATATCATCCTCTTCATCAATAACAGCATTACCTGTATTAACAATAACCGCTTGTGCAGTAATCATTGGAGACAATACATTTTCAAAATAACTAAAAGTAATTATACCATTAGATAAATCAACAGTTTTTGAACCATCATTTGATCTTATCTCGAATATTTCGTATGAACTTCTATCTTGTGCTGCCATATCTTATTTTAGAATTACGCTTTGAAAATCAAGCAAAGTTTGTTTGCTATTGTGACCAGAAATCACTTTTACAGAAGATTTTTGTGGTATAGCAGGGATTTGAACGCTTGGTGCATCATTTTGACCACTAATAATAAATGTTGTGCGTGGTTTTCTTTTTCCCTTAAGTTTATTTACCTCTCTTTTTATTGGTGTGATTGATTTTTCAAGTTTTTGTGGTTCAACTTTTTTACTTGCAGTTTTATTTTCGATATTACCTTGCTCATTATCACTATCAAATGATGACATGGGAGGTGCAGCAGCAGTTGTCGCTGTCCTTGAATCAGAGGGTTTTTCTGGTGTAACAGATAGAGGTGTCTCTTCACTACCAACTCCTTCAATATTACTTGCGTCTGCAATTGAATCTGCAATCATTTCTTCATTATCTTGAGGGACTAACTGATCATTAGGTACTAACTGATCATTAGGTACTATTTCACCACCACCAGTTGGCACGAATAGTTCTGGACCTTCCTCTCCTACAATATAAGGGGTGCGTCCACTAACTTCACCACCCTCTGCTCTACCTTCAATTTCAAAATCAGCAGCAACAAGATTTTGATTTTCACTACCTTCTATTGAATTTCTAACTTCATTTTCTTGCTCTGGTGTAAAACCATCTTTTTCTTTACGTTCAAAATCTTCAACACCCTCTCCCACTCCAATTTTTTTAGCAACCTCTCCTGCTGATGCAATATCTTTATCTCTAGCAAAATCATTAACAGATTCAATAAAATCCTTATTTAATTTTGTTACAGTTGCCTCTGACTCATCTATTGTTTCACGAATTTTCTTATCATCTGCACTAAAATCAAATCGTTTGAATTGTGCTAAAAAGTTATCTACACCTGTGGAAATAGATTCAAAAAAGTTTGACATACCTTCTATAAACCCTGTAAAAACACCTACAACTCTAGTAATTACTTTAAAAAGTTTTTCAAATGCTTTAATTATTTTTGGTAAATTTAATAATGCCCATCCCAAAATTAGAGTACCAACAAAGTCTAATATTCTTCCTAAAAATCCCTTTGTGCTTTTTTGTATTACATTTCCTTGCCTTTTCGTAGCACCACTCACAGACGATGCTTCAAGTTCATCTTCCCTTTGTCTTCTTAAGACATTCTCTCTTCTTCTCTTAAAAAATTCTGCATCTTGACGAATTAATTTACTTTTAAATAAATTTGTTTTTCTAGTTTGTTTTAATAACTCACTTGACCGTGTTCCAATCGAAACTAAACCCTGAGATAAGTTAGTAACAGATTTACGTATTGAATCAATTCCTATTGATGATTTTCTTAGTGAGTCTCTTCTTGTTCTTATACTCATGATCAACTAACCCCCGTTAGAGATGTAGCATATAACGTATGCAAATTATTATTATCAAATAATATATTAGGTAAAGTTACAGAGTCTTTTGAAGGGTCAGATTGTATTGAAGATTGTTGATTATTTTGCCTATTGGTACTTAAATTAACTATTTGTGATCCATCTTCATCAAATTTACTTATTTCATCTGCTACTTCCATCTTATCGTTTTTCATAGGTACAATAGAATTTGCACCATTAGCATTTGCAGGTGTAAAATCTGTCTCTTTTAATTCTGGTAGATTTTTTTCATCTTTAGATAAATTTACATCTTTATCTTTTTTCTTTCCAAATCCAAATATACCTAAAATGCCATCATACAATTTCCTTATTGCTTCTTCACCAGCGATACCACCTGCAAGAGTAAGTATTCCATATAATATTCTGGCACCAGGTATAGGCAATGCTAACATAGGTGCAAGTAATTTAGCAGTTGCAGCTGAAGCAGCAGCAAAACCAGCAGCAGACGCTAATGCTTTTCCAATTCCATCACCCGTCGCCAAGTTTATAACAAACGTTGCTATCGGTCCTCCCAATCTTTTGAATAGGGTTTTAAGTCCACCTTTAACACCCACAGCACCTAATAATTTTCCTAATATATTTTTACCAGGTAACTTATTAAAGAGTTTTATAATCGTATTTTTCAAAGGATTCAAACCCATCTTTGCTGGATTTAACATCGCTCCTTGAGTTCCTTTTCTTGCTACAATATCAGTAGTTGTTGGAAAAAGTCTTTTCCTAACGGGATTTGTAACTCTTTTCAGAAACCCTTCTTTTGGTGGAGTTTTTTTAGTTTTATCAACATTAATTGGCAGTGACGGTGAAAAACCTCCTGAACCTTTACCAGCACCTGCTCCTTTTTCCTTACCAAAAATATTTTTCAAAAAATCGGATATTTGCTGAAAAAATCCTAATCCTAAAATTGATTGTCCTATACCTTTAACAATTCCACCTCCGAATAATCCAGCAATTCCCAATCCAGCTGCCTTTTTAACAAGACCAGCAAGTAAAGTTTGAACTCCTTTTAGTCCTACTCTTAATAAACCTCCAAATGCAACTCTTGCAACATTTCCAGCAAAAACACCTAATATACCTAATACTTTCTTTACACCTATCGAGAGAGCCGTAAAACTTCCTACTATTACAGTCAATCCTACAAAGAATTGGTTTTTAAGTGTATTAATCTTTTCCACATTACCCTCAGACATCGCCTGAAGTATGTCAATTCCTTTCATTGTCAACCAACCACCAGCGAGTGTGAATAGGAAAGAAGTTAAATTACCTAATACTCCTTGAGTTTTAGCAGCAATTCTTTGAACTGGTGAAAATAAGGCTGATTGTATTTTATTTTCTAGTGCACTTTCTTTTCCCTCTCTTAACCCCTGCTCTGCTAATATCCTTTCTCTATTCTGTCTTGCTGCTTCTCTTTGTCTTTCTAAATTATCGCTTATTGCTAAATTTTCCTTCACACCATTCAAAGTAAAATTAAGAGAGGATATTTGCGATGAAACACTTTGAAGTTGTTGTGATATATTTGTTAATGCTAATGAATTTTGACTTAATAAATTAGTTGTTATAGGGTCTGGTTCTGCTTGAACAGGTTCTTGTCTTTGTACTGGTCTAAAAACACTAGAAGTTACCGACCTTCTTACGGCTCTTATACCTCCTGCGATTGGTGATCCAAACTCATCCATTGCGTTCTTGTTGTGCTTTTAGATTTTCCTCTTCGATATATTGTTGGAGAAGCGAAATGTAAATTTCTCTCTCCCACGGTATCATGTTTTCAAGCTCTGTTAAGCTATATTTATGGTGCTGCATCAAGGCAAAGTTCAATTTATAGTATGACACTAAATCCTCATGTGCCATACTTATCCGAAAAAACTCTGCAGCCCCTCTACCGTAATTTCACTTTCAACTTTAGTGTTAGGATTCATTACCTTAACAGTGTGAGAAAGTTTTGGCATTGTATCAAAAAATTTCTCAATATCTTTAAATTGAGATGAATTAAGTTGTTCTAGAAAGTCAACTAATTCTTTCTTTGTACAATCCTCTTGAGTCCAAGACTCTTCATCTGAGTATACTTGATCAATACAAGATGCGATGAGTTCAAAAGTATCATCTACTTTAACGTTACCCGCATCAAAATTAGATTTAATAAACTCATTAAGAGATGGGTATCTCATTTTTAAGGTAAAAGTATCATCTAGTTTAATATCTGTCTTGTGATCTTTTGATTTTTGTACTTTTATAGAATCAATGTTAATTGACATTGGCACTTGTGTTTTTCCATCATCAGGACAAGTAACCATCACTTCAATCTGTTCTCCAACAGATTTACCACGTACATTTAAAAACAAATATTCAATGTCAAAGGTAGATAGTTTTTCAACTTTTATTCCCTTTGTCAATATACAAGATACTAAAATACTTTTTACAGCATTTGCTATCTGTTTTTGATCTTGAGACTCTAAGGCAATTATTAAAATCTTCTCCTCTTTTACAAGAAATGGTCTATATTTGATCTTTCTATTTGATGAGGGAAGAACCAACTCATATGTTGGCGTTGCGATTTTTGGTAAAGGCATAATATTCTGAGCACTTCAGTGTGATTATTTATAGAGGTTTTTCAACCTTTAAAATATAGTTAATCCTGGTCCAAGATCTCTACCAGCTAATGTTTGTGTATTACTTGTTGGACTGCTACTATTGTTTGAACCTGGTCCAGAGACTGGCAAATTTGAATTACTTATTCCCGTTATAGCACCGAATGCATCTTGATTAATAATATTTGTACTATAAGCGACACTACCACCATCTTTGATAGGATTACCTCTTAAACCAAATATTTCATTAAATGCTCTTCCTAAATCTCTTGCTAATGATGATGATTCACCACATATATACCTATCAAAACTAAAAGATGCTGATGCTTTTAAAACTTGTGAACCTTGATAAGATACTCTTGTAGAATTTAATGCTAAAGGAAATAAACCAATAAAACGATATTCTAAAAAACGATTATGATCTCTCTCAAACTTTACAATTTTTGTCTCATTTGATTTATAATCTGCGGGATAATTAAGTTCATAATGATAAGCATCACTTGTTGGATCAGGTATTGCTCCAGTTATATACTCCATCCAATGCTCTAAAAACTTCATCGATTTATACTCATTATCAACATAAAATTCTAGATTGATTTGAGTAAAATTACGAGTATGTGCGAATCTTTCAATGACACCCTGAAAATTACCACGAGTATCAATTGATGCTAAAGCACTACCTGGTAAAACTGCATTACTGCATAATAATCCTGCATCTTCCGTAACAAATCTATCATTTACTCCCTTTTTTCTTAAATATGAACGCAACCCGTTTCTATTAAAACTATGGGGTAAAGCAAATTTAACAAGATAATGTGAGGACTGTGCTACATTTTGAAATCTTGGTAATAAATCAGATATTGGTCTTGGTCTTGGTGCTGGCACTCTAAATAAAATTACATATCATATGTATTTAGATGTCTTATAAGGGAAAATACTACCCTTCCTATCCTAAAAAGTATAAAGGTGATCCAACTAATATAATTTACAGATCACTCTGGGAGAGAAAGTTCATGGTGTATTGTGATAAAAATGATTCAATATTAGAATGGGCAAGTGAAGAAATTGCTATCCCATATCGTTCACCCATAGATAATCGAGTTCATCGTTACTTTCCAGACTTCTATATGAAAGTCAAAGAAAGGGGTGGAAAGGTAAAAAGATATGTAATTGAGGTTAAACCTGCAAAGCAAACAAAACCACCAGTGAAACCAAAGAGACAAACTAAAGGTTACATTCGTGAAGCATATGAATATGCAAAGAATCAAGCAAAATGGAAAATGGCACGGGAGTTCTGTGCTGATCGTCAGTGGGAGTTTAAAGTAGTTACTGAGAAGGAGTTAGGAATATGAGTCGTATCGACCCTATAATGAAAAAACTTATTGGAAATGAAAATCCCGATGATTTAGCACAAGATATATTAGAAGTATTAACTGAGGGGAGTAATGTTCCAGAAGAAGGTAATTATTATGTTTTTGTATATCAACCCAAAACACCAAATATTAGATATGATGCACATCCCCTTGTCGCAGTGACAGATGTTTTTCAATGGGGGTTCAAGGGTCTTAATTTTCACTGGGGTGAGATGAGACAATATACATTTCCAGAAGTTGTAGGTGGTTTGTATAAAGTCGATGAGATGGAACTTAGAGACCTACGGACTATTCCATTTGGTAGAATACGACTAAATAGATAAAAAAGGTCGATAATGTCAATTAATAACCCTACTAAAGCATACGAAAGAAATAGAAATCGTAATAGAAGAAATCATAGAGGTATTTTAAAAAATGAGAAAACACAAGATAATAATAAAACGACATCGCAAGTAGAAAATCAAGGTGGTAAAAAACCAAGAAAGAAACATAAAAGACTTATATCACATCCAAAAGTCATGAGTTATCCAATTGCGGTAACTCCCGATGAAGCAAATGGTACAAGATTATTAATAAAATGTTTTGAGTATCGCCCACAAACTACAAACTTTAGCACTGCCTATACACCTTTAGTAGCAAATAAAGGTGGTGTACTTGATGGTCGAAAATATCAGGAAGGTGAATATTTAAAAGATAAAGAAGGAAATATTAGATTGGCACCTACTAACCTACAGTTTAATAATCTAGGTACATCTGATCAATTTTCTGGCACAAAAGAGTCGCATCATTATTATGTTGAACTACCCATACCACAGGATGTAAATGACTCCAATACTGTCACTTGGGGTGATGATACCATGAATGTATTTCAATTAGCAGGATTACAAGCAGCATCATCATTTATGAGAAATGGTGTTGACTCTTTTGAAGATACGAAAGAAATATTGACCACTGCTATTACTGAAGGAATGGGACTATCAGAGAATCTTCAAAATGCAGTCGCAGCAGGAATTGCAGGAAAAGCAATCGACCCTCAAGGTAATAATATTAGTCCTAATAGTGCAATCAGTAGAGCGACTGGACAGGTATTAAATTCTAATTTAGAATTATTATTTAATAATGTCAACTTACGTTCATTCCCAATGAATGTTACCTTTTCACCAAGAAATGATAAAGAATCCATGATGGTAAAGCATATAATCCGTGCTTTTAAGAGTTCTATGGCTGCTAAAAAAGGAAGAAAAGAAGATGGTGGTGCTGTAGGTGGTCAGGGAGGTATATTCTTAAAATCACCAGATGTATTTTCAATAAGATATTTGCATAATGGAAAAGATCATCCTTTCTTGAATAGTTTTAAACATTGTGCGTTAACTGGTATGTCAGTCAATTACACAAATGCTGGCACATTTGCATCATATGCAGATGGAACTCCAGTCAGTATTCAAATGAGTCTTACCTTCAAAGAACTCAATCCAATTTATCATGAGGATTATGATGAATTCTCAGAGGGTGATGACATGGGAGTTGGTTTCTAATGGCATATTTTAAACACTTACCGAATATACTATATCAATCACCGCTACCAGATAAAAAATCGACTGGAGATTTAATTGAGATTAAAAATATATTTCGTAGATCAAAATTATATGATTATTTAAAACAAAATGCATCATTATTCAATAAGTATGTAATTGAAGATGGTGAAAGACCAGACACAATTGCAGAAGATGTATACGGTAGTCCTCATTATGATTTTGTTGTAGTGCTAACTGCAGGTATAACAAATATTACTGACGAATGGCCACTTCAAGATTATCAAATGTATGACCTTACATTAAGTAAATATGGTTCAGAGATTATGATGAATGAAATTCATCATTATGAAACATATGAAATAAAAGATAGTCAAGGTCGTCAAATATTACCACCAAATCTAATCGTTGATGCAAGTTTTACGATGGATGGTAGTTCATTACGCTTTCCGACCAATCGTTTTACTCTTATTTCACAAGCAGGTAATACACAATTAGATGATAAAAATCAATATACAGTTGCCACTGATAATATTGCAAAACCTGTTACTAACTTTGAATATGAAATCGAAGAGAATGAAAAAAAGAGAAATATTGATTTACTAAGAACAGGATATTTACAAATTTTTGTTAATGATTTAAAAGATGTAGTAAATTATAGTAAGTGCTCTAACTATATAACTAGTTCACTAGCAAAAACAGATATTACCGACTTAACAACATAAAAAAAGGGGGTCATTTGACCCCCGTATAATTATTCTTCTGCAAGTTTTGCAAAATAAGATAATGCATCATCATCATCTTCATTTACTGAGGATGGTGTTGTTGATACAGCAGCGGTTACTAATTCCTCTGCAGCACCACGACCATCATCTTCATCAGCGACTTCATACTCTGGAGTTACTGTTTTCTTGTTACCAAGAACAGAGTCTAGACGAGTCTTTAACTCTTCATAAGTCTTGAACTGATCTGCTGCAACTAACTCAGCGAGAGAAAATTGCTTCTTCCACAATGACTCAAGAGCATCATCATCATTAAGTAATGGACTCACAGCAGCAAACTCAGAACTATCATAGTTTCTGTATCCTGCTACATTTTTTGCCTTTAACTTAAAGTTAGCACCTTGCCAGAAATCGAATGGATCGATTGCTTCTTCATCTTCAAACTCAGGTTGCATTGCTGCAGTTAGTTTGTCAAAGATTTTCTTACCATACTTGAATAAGAATACTTTACCTTCATTCTCAGGATTTGCAGGGTCTTTAACCACGTAGACATTAGAAACATATGTTAATTTACGCTTCTGTTTTCTCGCAGTTTCTTTTCCAGCATCAGTTCCATTGTTCCAGAGTAGTGAATTATACTCAGAAACAGGATCTTTCTGTCCTAGTGTGGTAAGAGAGTTCTCAATATACCATCCACCAGGTCCTTGGAATGCGTGAGAATATAGTTTAACGAAAGGTAGGTCTTCGTTTTCTGGTGCAGGTAAGAAACGAATAACAGCATAGCCGTTACCACCTTTATCTACATCTAATTTCCATATGCGGTCATCAGTGTTACCGCCTGTGTTGTTCATCTTCTCGACTTCTTTTACTAACTTTGCTGTTAGTGAGCCAAGTTTGGACTGTTTTTTTAGGTCTCTAAAAGACATTTGGATACCTCGGATAAATTGGATACGTTGGATAGTTGGATTATAACAGAAATAATCAAGTTTGTCAATACTTAGTATATACTACTATTTATGTGTGTTACATGTTGATTATAGTGATGAAATATGTAAAACCAATCCAAATTATCATAATCGATGATCTCTCTGTATAACACAAATTCTTTCTTATTTGACATATATGATAGTAATAATAAAGTTTGCTCGTCATCTATTAATGCATTTGATAAAAGTTGGTCTAATTGTTCATTCATTAGATTATTGAGATAATACCATTTTTCTTTTGAAGCAACAATATGTCCAGCCATGATATAAACTATATTATTTTTTATTATTTCTAATATATTAATTTTTTGAGGAATGTTTCTTATACTCCAGAGATATATTTTATTGCCAAAGTTATATTTCCAAATTTTTGATTCTGGTAAATATTTTTCCTTCCTAATATATCCAAAATCTATCCAAGAGACGATATTATCAATCTCAGAAATCTTGTTTATGGCAGTACAACAAAAATAAGTTTTTAGAGTTGTGAGCAACACATACTCTGGACACCAATGTTCTGGAGATGTAAGTCCGTAAGTTAAACCTCCTCTCTTTTGCAAAATTTGTTGCGTTTTTTTTATTTTATTAATTAATTCTTTATTACTATCAAATATATCTTCATAAATTACTACTAAATCTGGTTTTATATCATGAATAATCTTATCAAAAAGTGATTTATATTTAATTTCACTGAATACAACAATTTTATTTTTTAATTGGCATAATCTTTCAAAGCATTCAAAGTAATATGATGTTTTTCTGGTAAAATATTTCCAATCTTCTCTCCCAATATCGTAAAAAGCAGTTACGATTGTAATATCATTCATAAATCAAGTTGTGTTTTCAAGTTGTCAATAGTGGTTGACATTCCAGAGAATAATAAGGACATATCAGTTCCCTCTGGAAACCCAAGAAGTTGGACTGATTGTTCTAAATGTTCCTTTAATACAATTGCTTCTGGATCTTTCGATAAACTAATTCGTGTGTACATTAATCTTTGCTTTTCTAATAATTCAGTAAGTTTTTCAATGTGTTCAAGTTTGTCTTCACGACTCATTGTGCCAAATTTAAAGGCATTACCATATATCTCTGCCTGTAAAGCATGGATGTCTTCTAAACCATCTTTAACTATATTAGAATCGAAAAATTCACTCATTAATAATTTCCCTTAAGATTTTTTTAAATTGAAACACATTTATATTTAGGAAAGGTTTGTACTTTTTGAGTTTAAGACTGACGGTTTCCCATACTGGATCCTTTAATTTTTTATCAAACCTCTCAGAAAATTGAAATATAATATCAAATATAACAAACGTCTCTAAAGATATATCTCCACCTAAAAATCTCTTTAATATAATAGGATGCCCTTTCTTACATTCTAATATCTTCTCTAAATTCTGGTCATCAAGCAATTCACTTGATTGTTCTTTGAAAATATATGAAATACTTTGCTGTCTTCTCATCCAATCAGAATAAGTTCTTTCTCCAGAATTAACAATCTCACCAATCCATAAATTTTTTGGATTATCTGTAGTAACAAAATTTGCAAGTAGAAAATTTACTATTTCATCATCAGTGTATTTTCTTGATGTTTTCTCAAACCAATACTTGTCTTTCCTCTTATTAAAAGAGGTAACTGTAGCACTAGATTTACCACCATATCTAAAGAAATCATACTTACTGTTTGTAAAATGATTTTTCATTGATAGATATGACTGATACGTTTCAAATGGTGTCACTTTCATCAATCTCTTCCATACTACCAAGGTCTTCAATTGCATCGACAGGAATTTCAACTTCCCCAATGCGATACCAGTGCTGTTCAACACCGATACTGTCAGGACGCACACCAAGATATTCTAAATCTTTAAATGTGTGTTCACGCAACATCGCTTGTAAACGATGATGCATTAATTCATTTTGTGTAGGCATTACAAAGGTAATTTTGCTCTTGATGTAGGTTTCATGAAGTTAAGACGGGTTGCATCCCATTTTAATCTTTCCTTTAAAGGTTTAGATATTAACTTCGATACTGATTCTACCTCAATATTGTTAGTTTCGCAATAGTAGCAGATTGCATCAATATAATTGAAGTCTTCTTCTGCTGCAACAATCTTTTCGATTTCGATTGCAAATTTAGAGGGAGTCAAGAATTTGTTCTCGATTGCCTGTTCTAGCTCTTTACTTGGTTCCATAGAATTCCAGTTTATCTTGAACAAATTTGTTAATGTATTCTCCGAGGAGTTTGATGTACTTTGCTTTGTTGTACTCTTCATAAACGACGCACTCTCCATTTTCGCATGACATAATAATTACTAATTTTTTAACAGATATACCTGTTAATTCGTATAACATACAACCGTATGCCATACACTGGACAAAGTAATGTTCGATCCAGTCTCTTGGTTTTGGTTTCTTAGAAGTCTTAAAGTCTATTATCGCTAACTCGTCCTCGTATTCTGCAATACA